CACCCGTTTATTCATATTATACGTGTATGTGTGATTAGTAATCCTATCTATTTTCTAAATCATTTTTTATATGCCTAACTTTCTAAAAATAAATAATATACTTATATATTACCAAGACTCCCCCCCTGCGGATACTCGAAGCGGCGTTTCGCATTCCCGAGTATTACTTAGCATATAGATATTATATATATATACTATAACTAAAAATGGTTAATGAAAAAAATGATTTATGTATTTCCAAAGACGTAGAACCAACGATGACAAAGAATAATTTAGGGCAATATTTTACAACTCATAATGAACTCAAAGAAAAGGTATTTGGGTTTATCTTAAATAACCCATCTAATATTTTAGAACCATCTATGGGACAAGGAGATTTAATCACATATATAACCGATAAAATACCAAATATAACATTCGATATGTATGAGATTGATATACATATCAAAGTATTAGATAAAATACAAAAAGATAAGGTTGTGTATTGTGATTTTATGAAACAAACGATTACAAAAACCTACAAAACAATAGTGGGAAACCCGCCTTATGTTAGAACGAAAAAAGGAAACCTGTATATAGATTTTACCGAAAAATGTTATAATTTATTGGATGATAATGGTGAGTTGATATTTATTGTCCCATCTGATTTTCTTAAATTAACAAGTGCATCAAAGTTATTGAATAGTATGATGACAAATGGAACTTTCACTCATATATACCATCCTCATAATGAAAAAATGTTCGAGAATGCCTCGATTGATGTTATCGTATTTCGATATTGTAAAAATAGTTTAATCGAAAAAAGGCTACTGTATAACAATCAACCCCTTTACATTACCAATAGCGATGGGCTAATTACTTTTTGCGAAGAAGAACGCGACAACCGTTTTATGTTTCAAGATTATTTTGATATTTATGTTGGTCTTGTTAGTGGTAAAGAAGATGTTTATAAACACGAAGAACTTGGTAATATGAAACTCGTAAATGGCGAGGACAAAGTTGATACATATATTTACATCGAAACATTCCCTTGCGATGATGAGAAAATTAATAAACATTTATTACACCATAAAAAGGAGTTGTCAAAACGAAGGATTCGAAAGTTTAACGAGAACAATTGGTTTGAATGGGGATGTCCGAGAAATATAACGTCAATACGTGCCAATCTCGGCAAAGAGTGTATTTACATTCATAATATAACACGAAAGCCAAACGTGGCATTCATAGGCACTGTAAATTACTTTGGAGGCGGCTTAATAATGCTTATGCCAAAAAAAGAATGTTCTATAAAGAACATAGTTTCCTATATAAACAGCGATTCATTCAAACATAACTTTATGTTTTCTGGAAGATTCAAGATAGGACATCGGCAAATCAGCAATTCTTATATACCGAGCGAATACCTATAACTCTAATGTCCGTATATTTGACATAAAGGTTTCTTTCCAACTTGGTCTCGGTTTTTGTAAGCAATCAATGAATAGTCTGTAAATATTTTTGAATTTTATACATAATCAATGGCAACCTGTGTAGCCTAAACCTACACCCCCTATACCATTTTTGAATCCTTATTATTTGTAAATACATTTTTGAATTAATTCATATTATAATTTATCAGTTTTTATTATTTAAGGAATATAATGCGTCTTACATTCGGCACTTGGTATCTGCTTTGTATATAAGGAGAGGATTTGTTTATTGATATTCTTATTGGAATAATAAAAGAGTATGTGCTTTGCCAAGATGTCTTTTACGAATACATTTTTATAATAATCTTTTATTTGGCTTGACGAAATCGATAGCGTCTTTTCGTAGAATTCTTTGTTCGTCAGGATATCCTTGTGATACAAGACTTGTCTCTTGAAATCGTCGGCATCCGAGGACAAATTATGAAACTTCTTGTTTTCATATAGATATTTAAAGTGCCTTTTCGCATTTTCGATGCGTTCATCTTCAATCTCGTAATCGTTCAGGATGCGTAGGAAGTTCTCGATAAACAATATCGTATATTTGCTATGACATCTCGACGTTATATTATAATAAGACAGTTCGGGGTTATGATAATCGACTTGGATGTATAGCCCAATATTGTAAATGATACCGAGTTTTTTTCGAAGTATCTTGTAAAATATACCTGAGTCAAAATGAAATAATATTCGTTGTAGATAATATAATATAATATACTCATCGGACAAATATTCAATCCGTTTCGCCAAGTGTATCACAAACGAGTTGTTCTTATCGACGTTGATATTCCTTATATTCACTATTTTTAAACTGTGATTACTATGCTGTATGACAGGATACGCCGACGTAGTCTTTTTATATCGAAGAACGCCGAAATACTTTTGGACGTTCGCTGCCGTTTCATTCACCTTGTGCGAAGGACACGAAATCGAGAGGACGAGGTTGTCCGTATTCAAATGCTTTTTCATATACGCCGAAATCTTCTTGTCGTCAAATGTAGCGATATCTTTCATCTGCTGATGATAGTTTGCCATATACGAATATTTCGGATATAGATATTTAAACATATTATAACTGAACCGATAATTACTATTAGATATATACCCTAAATATTCTTGTATCACGATGCTCTTCTCTTTTATCTTCACGTCATCATCGACGTAAAAATCGTTTATGGTGTTGGAAAGGATATCCATATAAAACGCCAAGTCGTCATACAAGCCCTTTATGTAAATACTCATTTCATAATCCGATACATAGGCATTGAACTCGCCTCCCCGCTTATAGATTTCATCGCTCACAAACACCGAACTCTTGTATTTTTGCGATGTTAGGCATCCCAATAAATGTTCGCAATAATGCGTTAGCCCCGCTTCGTGTCTCTTTTCCTTATATCGCCCGAATAAATAATTCACAGAGATATAGGTTAGTTGCGTATGTAATGGAACGATGATAACACGAATGCCATTCTTCAACTTGAATTGTCGCATTAATCTATTATATATCAAGATATTACATATCAATCGTCTTGGATAACAGAGTATAATTAAAAAAGATATTTAGAAATAGATAGATGTATTCTGTGAATTGTAAGGTATAATGGTTTAACATCGCACACGTTAAGTATATCTCGATACTTTTTGGAATGATGGCGACCGCTGCGACGGCGGTCGTTGCTGTCGCAGCGTAGTTATTACAAAGATACAATGCAAATAAGGGAGGGACGATAACAGATGTATAGATTACTGGGTTCTCTGTGCTATATGAAAAATACATATAAAAATAATTAAGCATATAAAGGAACTTAAATACATAATAGTCTCTCTTGAATATCGGATTACTCATTCCGTCCACCACAGTATCACGTCGCTTATATTCGTGTTTCTCAGTGTCTATCCATCTGAGATAATGGATGAACGAACTGCCAAATAAGAAGACGTTCGAATGCGTCTTCGATGCGACATAAAGCAACAAAGAGATATATTGAATATTGTTATTACCGATATAAAACTCGATGTCGTGATATACCTGCGTAGAGAGTATCATCAGTTTCGCTATGTAGGTCGTGCTTTTACGTTGCGATTTGTCTTCGCTGTCTCTAAATAATTTATTATATAAGATTGAGAGTTTGCTTAGCACATATCCGAAAATACAAGCCCAATACGGATACACGCAATAGTGTATTTTGAGAACTACTCGATATTTCGGATGCTTCGTGGATTCCGTAGGCTTCGCTTCGTCGTTCCAGATGATAGGAGATATATAATGACATTCTCTATGAAAATCGAAACCCACTACATCGCCCGTTTTTATTATATAGGATTGAGAGGTTAAATTGAAGATTGTCATAATATCCTTATTTTCGTCAAGCCCCACGATAACCCGATAGCAGGATGCGAAGGGTATCGAGAAGAATGGTCCGTCGATATGTCTCCGTCCAAAGACTTTATAAAATATATTGTCGGATGCGTTCTTGGACGGAGGCGATACATATACCTCGTTCATATCGTGAAGTAGGTCGATATAATAACCCTTGCCAACGGATTTACGAAACATCTCTATTATCTTTTTATCTTTTGCGATATTGTAAAACAAATCTTTGATGTCTGCGGGTAAATCTTTGAACCACCAGTGGGTCGAAGTAGAAACCGAAGGATATTGATGTATTACCCACTCACGAATGCTATGAAGTTGTGTAAGCGGCGAATGCGGCGAATGCGACGGGACGTCTTTTATAAACTTACAATGTAGAACCCTCGACTTCTGAAACCTCCAAGGCAAATATAACATTATGTGATTTATATTATAAGTATATATATATTTGATAACAAAATAAATTATATAATCTTATTAGGATGAGTTCTAAGTATTTTTACATATACTTATTCATAGTATTTTCTACGACATTAGTATCTACATATTATTTAAGAAATGCTATCGAATCAAACTTTCAAGAGTTGTCAAAGACAAGCGGGTTGCCTATACAAAGAAAGAACTGATTACAAGGTTAAAGAGAAGGAAGTCATTGTAAGCAGCCTCCTCATTATTTTTTTAAAATATTTCTATAAAAATTGATACGCTAAGGGATACTAATAACATCAACAATGACATCCGCTACGCCGACTTTTACTCGCACTGAGAACGGAGCAGTCGCACTGGATACGAGTGGAAATCACATTGTCGATTACTTTATGATGTACACACGGACGCTTACAAAGGAACAGAACCATCAGTTTCTCGAAAAATGCTGGGCGATTAACCCACCGAAGACAGTCGCCGTGATTTTCAACGGACGTGATAGATTGAAGGGTAAGAAAGAGAAGACGGTATCGAACCAAGCGATGCTATGGCTACGCAACAACAAGCCCTATACCTATATGAATAATATTTTAACCTATGTCAATAAATATGGACGCTGGAAGGATTTGCTGTATATTTGCTATGATAATAACGGTGTTGGGATAATACATAAAAATTATGAATTAACGTTGTTCGCCAATAAATTACGAGAAGACCTTATGGACTTGAAGATACAAGAAATGCGTGATGAAGAAGAAGCGTCCCCTACGTCCGCAGCGGACAAACCGAATAAAATGAATAGCGTATCTCTGTGTGCGAAGTGGTCTCCGAGTGAGAATGATAGGAATGATAGGCGTAAGCAATTCGCAAAGAAGATTGCGACTATACTGTATGGCAAAGAAGACACGAAGAAGATGGAAAAGTATAGGAAGGAATACCTTGTTCCGCTTAGGAACAAAATTAATATTGTAGAGACGTTGATGTGTAATAACGAATGGGATAAGATTAATTACGAGGGCGTCCCGGGGGTCGCTTCAAGAAGGCTACACAATGCCTTTAATAACCACGATAGCGAGAGATACTGCGAATACTTGGCAAAGGTAAGAAGCGGGGATGCGAAGATTAACGTTACAGGCATCCTTCCTCACGAATTGGCAGGTTATTATATTAATCTTCGGAATACGCAAGACGAATACGAGGAGAATGAGACGATTGAGTTGCAATGGAAGACGATTGTCGATAATGTGAAGAATAGCGGTTGCGACGTTCTCGGGAACTCTCTGGCAATCATCGATTTATCGGGGTCTATGTTCTCTGCGAGTAATGGCAGTATCCCCGCACAAGTCGCAATCGCCCTTGGCATCATCACGTCGCAATGCTGTAAAGGAATGTTTAAAAACAAGTTTATTACATTTAGCGAGAACCCCGAGATGGTGTCTCTTATTCCCGATGCGGAATACGCAGAATATACCGAGAAAGGCATTGAGCCATCGCTCTATACCTGCTTTAAATCCCTCGTCGATGTTGAGTTTGGCTTTAATACCGATTTCGTTAAATGTTGTAAGATGATTATTGAATATGGCAAGGAACACAATATTTGCGACGATGATATGCCTAAAAAACTATTCATCTACACGGATATGCAGTTTGATGAGGCTATGTCAGACAACAATGAAAATAACGGCATTGAAGTCTTGTATAAAACGATTGTGAAGATGTTTAAGGCATCCGATTATACGCCTCCAAAGTTTATCTTCTGGAATCTTAATTCAAGCCATAAGGAGTCGTTTCCTGTGAATTGTAAAACAGAAGGAACAGCGATGATTTCAGGGTTCTCAGAGCAACTCTTGAAGATATTTATGACCTATGACGAGTTTAAACCCGAACTAATTGTAGAGGAGATACTCGCTCCTTACCTCCCTGAAATCTTCATTGACGACAGCGAGATTAGCGAATGAACGTTATTGTATATCAATGCGTGTCTGTGTATATATTTATTTTTTATATTAATAATAAAAAGAATTAATTTTTTGGTCGCCGCTTAACGCCTTTTCTTGCCCTTCACCAGTTTAGATGCGGTAGTCTTGACGAATGAGCCGATATCCTTGGTGGAGTTTAGGATACGCCCGGGGCTATTGCGAAGGGATTTCACGGGGTTCTTGATGACTTCCTCAACCTCGCTTTCGAATACCTGTATCTTCACTAATAGGTTGGTAAGGGTGCTTATCAGTATCGGGATGATGATGATAGTGAATAGTAATATCATAAATAAGAAGAGGGATATCATCGTTCCGATGGCGATAATATCACGACGTAAGTCCTCGGAACACTTGCACTTCTCGTTCATTAAATAACGCACATAATCAAATGCGTAATAGATATATACGACGAAGGTTAGGAAGAATATGAATGTTCCGAATGCGAGTAATTGGACGATTCCGAAACCCATACTCTTCGCTATGGATTTAATCGGTATAAACGCAGTAATCACGAAGTATAACAAGGCGATGATAGTGAAGTTCTTTATGAACTCCTTGTTGCTATGATCGGAACAAGCACAACCGACGTTTTCGAGTTTATATATATAACTCCAAATGATTAGAAGAAGTAATACAAAGATGATTTGTATGAACCCACTGCTATAAAAAGATAAAGTGTTGTCTGTCTCTTTCATTATTCTATTCTATATACTTATACTATAATAATAGAAATTATTTATTTATTTTCGATAATATTATAGATTAGGAACTTCGTCGAACTATCGAAACTCTTAATATCGAGGGCTTTTATTTTTTCTACGATAGATGTATCGGTAGGCGAAGACTTTAATATTTTCAAGATTTGTTCTAAAAATATATCGATGATATACTTGTGTATATTCGGGTTGCCTAAGCATTCCTCCGTAAGATAATCATAAATATCATTCAGTAGCCGTTGAATCTCTCGGGGCTTGTATTTAATCCAAATGACATTCGTATTATGAACGCCTTTCTTCCATTTCACATAATCACAGTATAACTCATACTCGTTATTAAGCAATAATAGGTTATTGTCAAAGATATATTTCGGCGGTATCCACTCCTTCTGTTGGGTATAATTGTTCCACAATGTATCCAACGTAGTATTTAAAAAGGTGCTATCGAAATAGTCGAGTAGTCGGATATACAGGTTGTCGCTACCGTTGCTACTGCCGTCCGTTATCTTAATGTAAGACCAAATAATTAAAAAAACCTCTTCGGTATTGTTCGTGTCAATAATCGCTTTTATCTTTTCATAGATGACATCTTTGTTTTTTGAAGTTAATTTATTTAAATGTCCTATCAATTCTCGTTTCGTGCATGAGTTATCCGAAAAGTCAGGAATAATAATATGAAACCGCCCTTTATTACTTGCGGTCTGATACGAATTGTTCGGGGTGTAGTGCTGTTGCGAATGCTGTTGCGACGGATGCTGTTGCGACGGATGCGAGTGCTGTTGCGAATGCTGTTGCGACGGATGCGAATGCTTCTCTCGCTTGTTGTTGTATAGTTTTTTCTCCCATATCATCTTAGGGTCATAGAAGGAATCAAAGCAACTACACGATTTTTTTAGAGTTTCGGCTTTTTGTAGTATATTTTCAGGGACATCTACGTGATTATAGCGATTTTGAAAAACAGATAAATGAATTTTAATTACCTTGTCGTCCATTATACTATTTATATCATAGTAGTTTAAATAATCTTATATAAAAATTATTTACATAGGTATATTATCTATCCTATGGATTTCGTGGATAAGTTGAACGCATTGTATAATACCCATCTAATCTATCGGACAATTGTCGTGTGTGATGGCGATATTTGCGAATACAAGCGACTATTAGAGAAAAATGATTTTAGCGTCTATGTAGCCGATGCGGATGCGGATACCTACGTTAATTACGATACATTAGATTGTCGGGTAATCTTAATCGACCGCAAACGAATCGAGACTTTTTTAAAGAATACGATGACGATAAATACTTTTTACACATTTATAACTTTCACGAATGATAACGATAGTGTCAAGGAAGCCCTTATGAAACTAAAACAATATACTGATATTATTAAATGATACTGACTTATTAATTTTTATATATCATTATGTTAGAATTGAATAGATTTTTTTGAATGCGTCGCAAAACTTCAAGTAGCGGAACTCTCTACTCGATTATTATAATCTCCACTGTATTTTTACTTGCGGTTATACTAACGAACAAGGACAGGATAAGCGAAGGGTTTTTCGGCGGTGGCGATGCGAAACGAATCGGTTTCGAATATTACTATATGGATACGTGCGGACATTGCGTAGAGTTTAACAAGTCTGGCGTTTGGGATAAATTAAATAAAGAGACCTTCGACAAGGTATCGCTTAAAAAATACAATCGCAGCGAACATCTCGAACGTGTTAAAAGTTTAGGGATTACAAGTTTCCCGACGTTCGTCGCTGTCGATAACTCTACAAGTCCTCCGACAATTCTCGCATCTTTCGAGGAGGCAAGGACATACGAGAAACTATTGGCGTTTATAAAGAAATACGAAGATTAAAAAATAAACATAAACATAAACATATAAGATAATATTGAAGATATTAAAGTATCAATATAATATAGTAATTATGGGCGGTGGAATTACACAGTTAGTTTTAAAAGGACAGATGGATTCGTATATCAATTTAAATCCTTGTATCAATTACTATAAATATGTCTATAATAAGCACGTCAATTTCTCGATGGAAAACAAGAATATCATTCCTGATATAAACTCGTCGATTAACCTCGCTTTCACTACGGAGAACAAGATGATAACCTTCACCATCAAGCGATACGGCGATTTAGTAAGCAATATGTATCTGTCGTTTAATCTGCCCGACATCTATTCGTCGGACGTTCATCGGTTTCGATGGATAAACAATGTAGGACACAACTTCATTAAAACGGCGACGATAAGGGTCGAAGGAAGCGTAATCGACGAAATCTACGGCGAATGGATGAATATCTGGAATGAACTGACGAACAAGGACGGCGTCGAGTATAACAAGTTGATTGGGAATATTCCTGAATACACAAGCCCCAATAATAACAACACGAGGTATGTGATTAAGAACAACGTCTTATATAATAAAATATATCCGACGACGGACAAAATAGCGAATGCTGGAAACCCGTCGATAAAAGGGCGGATACTACAAGTGCCTTTGAACTTTTGGTTTTCTCGAAATCCGTCGTTGGCGTTGCCATTATATAAAATACAAAATCAAGAAATCAAGGTGGATATTCATATTAACGATATTGAGATGCTCTATCAGGTATGGTGCGATTCGCTAAAAATGTATGTATCGCCAAGGTTTTTCAATAGTATCTACACGGATACGGTCAAAATCAATACGTTTATAGGTAGCGAAAGTTATATTCAGTGTTTTCTGGATGTGAATTATATCTTTCTCGACAGTGCGTATCGGATGAGTTCATTACAAAACGAGGGAATCGTAAAATACGTCGTCGATTACGTGAAGCGACAAGCATATCCTGCGTTAAACATCACAAGTTATGGGGACAACTATACTTTAACGAGTTCCTACAATCATATTAAAGAGATCGTGTGGGTATTGCGTCGTAGCGATATACCCGTGAAGTTTAATATACACGACAACTATACTGCTTCGCATACCTATAACGAAACGATGGGATTGTTAGACGACGCACAAATAAAATGGGCGGATACCATCATTCGTGAAGACCAGAAGGCATATTATTATAATAACATTCAGCCGTATCAGTATCATACGAACGTCCCTCGCACAGGAATATATAGTTATTCGTTCTCGCTCTTCCCTGAAAAAATAGTGAGTGCGGGTTCTTTTAATAACCAGATGATAACAACGTCCTTATATTTAAATATCAATAATCGAGGGAACAACGACAGTCGCAAGGATATAACCAAGAAGAACGAGTTCAAGTATCTGTTCGACTTGATGCGATTGAAGTCCATCCCGTATATAAACGAGAACGATGTTAAATTGGATGTCATCGTATATACGAGGGTCATTAACGTATTCTCGGTGATTAATGGAACGTGCAATTTCATATGGTCGAGATAGCGAATCGACATACAATTTCATATTATTTTTATATCCTTCTTTTAATAAAACGAAGCAGTGAAGCGTCAGAGGATGGATTTATTAGTATTAATCTTAATCTTATTATCAGGATACATTATCAAATATTTAATC